ATTCATATAATTGGTACGATAAAATCAGATGCACACTTAAGCCTCGCCAACGATGGATTAAGAAGCATATCGAATATAAACAATGGTGTGATAAAGTTGAACTTATTCCAAAGTTTCTTTTCGGTTGCGTGGTTCATTTTGTTGAAGAAGAAAAGTGCTTTGAAAGAATTGATTGGGAAGCTAGTAGTCCACAACACGCTAAAGTAGCAGATGAACTCCAAGAATGTTATGAGTATATTACAACAGCTCGACCTGCGTTAGAACAACAACTTGATGATGCTTATGGCAACCTTCCAGAAGGTGGAAGTTATGAAGAAATATATGCTGATGTCATTAGTACTGAAAAGGCCATTGCAGATGGAGATAAAAAGTATATGATGTGGATTGTGAAAAATAAGGACTATTTGTGGGTATAAATTAATTAAAGAAAATCATGAGTAAAAAATACAACTTTATTATAGCTAGATTTTGGGATGAAGATGAATACCCAACTGAAAAAGAAAGACTTTGCATTTATACGAGTCATAATAGAGAGGTTCATTTCGGAACAAAAGAAGAAGCATTTGAGATGGCTAAATATATTAGTGAGAAAAAAGAAAGAGAATATAAGCCTTATTTTATTGACTCAAATGAGTATAAGTATAAAGCTCCAGCGTGGGTTAACTGGCCAGTTTAAAGAAAAGATATGAAAATTGAATACATTAATAGATACCATCAACTACGATACTTTTATCAGAAAAATGATTATTGGTATTTTGATGTGAATGGCGACCGACACGTTGGTGCATCAAGAAATGATGATGGATCACTTTATCATGTAGACCCAAGCGGAGGTCCATTTGTCTCGGTCGAAACAAATTTGAATGAACTACATAAAAATCTACCAAACGCAACTATAAAAGCTATTGAGTGGGATAGTGAAGAAGGTGCTTATAAATTAACAATATGAAAACAATACTATCACTTATACTTTATTATATCGGAGACACCATGGCGCGTCTATTTCTTCGTTATGATTTCTTAACTTGGTTTTTATATAAGCCATACAATATAATTATGACTCTCTCCTCTAACCTCGACAATAAAAAGAAAGTTTGGAAAAATTATGAATAATAAAAAAATAAAAGCAGAATTAGATGATGCAGCCTTCAAAGTTGCAGACTTCGTTCAAGAGCTATCAAAGATTCAAGATCAATACTTCGATGCTCTTTGGGAAAAAGCAAAGGACAATAACTGGATGACTGGTTTTGAGTCTGACGAACACGCGAAGGATTGGCTCTTCGATTATGTTTTTAATGCAGCCGATATTGGTTCCAAACAACATGAACAAACTCTTAGCGAATACTGCAATGCAGATTGGCCTTAATACTATAAGATGAATACTTTTATAAAAAGCACTATCGTTTCATTTATAACTCTCTTTGCATTTATTCCAGTTTTTATATACATATCTATTGTAAGTATGTGTTACATAATATGTACTTTATATAAAACTCTACCTGAAACCATTTACACTATACTATATGATAAATAACAAACCAACTAAAGTAACTCGCAAGAAACTTCTCAAAGAAATTGATGAACTTCGCTCAAGTTATATGCGCGCAATATATTCAATTATGGAGATTAGACAAGCAATCGGTGATGTAGACAGTAAAATGCCACATAGAGAATTGGTTGATAAAATCAAAGCACTCTATGAAGAATCAAATAATAAAAGCGTATAAATAGATAATATGAGTAAAAGAGCAAAACACGGTGTAGATCTAAGAGCACCTAATCCAACTAAAACAAAGCGTATCGGTCGTTCCCGTGGTCCTATGGTCTATAATGATCATGTAGGTCGTATGGTAACACAGAAGATCGATGAAGCTATTAAAAATAACAGAAAATGAGCGAAGAACTATTTGATTTTGGATTCACCGCGGTCGACGAGAGTGAATTAAATATCTATCAAGAAGCACAGCAAAAGGTTGAAGAAACCAGTCAAGCTGTGACTGCTACACAAGAGAAGATTGATAAGCTCTATAATGCGATTCAACCTCTTCTCAATAATCTAAAGGCAAACCCAGAAAAAGAGTATATTCTTTGGCCTAATCGTCTTCAAAAGATCGAGCAGTTTGAAACTTACCTACAAGGTATATACACAAAATAATAACAACAAAAATAAAATAAAATGACAGACCTAATTACTATCGTAGCAGGAGCCCTCGTTGGCTTTATTATTGGTATCTTAGTATACAATAATAATGTCAAAAAGACGCAGCAAATCATTGCAGATGCAGAAGCTCTCGCTGAGAAGGCTGAAGCTGAAGCTAAAGAATTGGCTAAAAAGCTAAAGAAAAAGCCTGCTAAAAAGAAGACAGTTAAGAAACCACAGGTTGATTAACTTTATTAAAAAGCCTCATTGATTTATTTCGATGAGGCTTTTTTATGTCTATTTGTTATTTTTTAAATCAGATTCGGAACGATACTTATCAGTGATATGTCTTTCTTGAATAAGAATTTTTAATTTCATATCTAATCGAATCATATCATTATCAAGAGCTTGAATCTGTTTTTTAAGTTTGCCTAAAGATGAACCACACGAATTGAGAGATGGTTTAATTTCTTTAGTTACCCAACCCCAAATATACCAGATGAAATATCCAGTTAATAGTAAGGCAATGACAGGAAATCCGTATTTCGAAAAGATGTCTGCCCAGTGTTGAAAATCGTGTGCTCCCATTAGTCGTCTCTACAATCTTCTTTACCTTCACTCGCGGCAAGGCGGTCAAGATTTGGTGTTACATTAAATGCACTTGAGAAAAGAGCATCGATTTTAACAATATCATTATTCATTACATCACATTTGTTTTCAAGTGATAATAATGATTTTGATATTCCATCAATTTGTTCTTTTACTTGTGCTAGAATAAATTTAAGGATAAGAAAGAGAAAACCTCCAGCCGCCAAAGCAACTGTAATCGGCACTCCTACTTGATTAATAAAATTTAAAATATCTCCAGTCATTGGTTATTTAAGATCATGTTAGATTATCTACTAAGATTAAATCAAAAGTAGCGCCGCCACCACAAGTATTGCCAGCATCAGCTCTTACTTCAATATCAGTCTTTTCTTCGAATCTAAGAGGAACAGGATACTGGTGATCAACTGGTGTACCAAATGTTCCGAATTGTCCTTTGATATTAAATGCACCGTCATTATGAGGCTTAGCCATAAGTTTATATATGACATCAACGTTCTTATCAACAGACATTGTAAGATTTAAAAGATACGCTGTCTTTCCTGCAGGAACGGTGTAAATAGCCATTAGTGTCTGACCTTTTCCTACAAGTATCTTTGCTCTTACAGCTCCGCTGATATTAATATTTAAGAGTCCAGCATTAGTTGTTTGACCAGATGCTGGTGTTTTAACCCTTGCTCTAAAAACTCGAATTAGATTTGTTGAGGCTGTTCCATTACCATCAGCATCAAGTGTGACATCTTGAACAACAACATTATAATTCGCATCTAAACCTTGAATTTCAATCACAGCCGAATCATCAGCAGCTGTACCTGAAACTGTTACAGGTCCTACAGAAGTTGAATATGTGTAAAGAGTAGAGCCATCCCATATAGTGCTTAGATTGGCTATATCATTACTATAACCAAATTTATTAATATGAGAATATCCACCAACTTTGTCTGCAGCAATAGGAATATTTGCTGCAGCGCCCCAAGAATTTAGTATGTTACCATCTTTATCAGCAAGCATAACAACCTCATACTGTTGAGTGTTATTAGTATTTAGAGCTTGTGTTAATTTATTCCAGATTGCCATGGTTTATTTATGTATTAATTTTAATACTCCCACAAATCCTTCTTTTTATTTCCCGCCAGCGGATGGGGTAAAATAAAAACCTATTATCGCTCCCAAAGTGGCGACTGATACCAAAGCGATGTGTCCTGTCGTAATCGCCGTGGTGACTTCAGCTCCACTTGGGAATTTAACGAGCCCCCATAAGAGCGAGAAGTTTTCTTTATTTTCTGGTGGGGTAAAGGTGATGATTGTGACGCCTGGCCAGATTGTGCAGAGGACCGAGATAACGAAAAAGTTGAGCATCCCGATAAGAGCAATAATCCGACGAGTAGCACGAGTAAACATTGAGGTTTCTGCATTGGTTTCTCCGAATATGGCTTTTTGAGTTTCGATACTTGCTTTAGACATTGCCAAATCTCTTGCAAGCTCACGTTTGGCAGCAGCGGCTTTAGCATCTGAAATGCCTGCAGCGAATCCACCTAACATCTTTAGAATTGATCCCATTCCAGTGGCACCAAGTGTTGTAAGTAACATTGTTATAAGTCCGAACATATATCTATTTATAATAATATGATTTCCCAAATCAAGTTATATTATAAATAGAATTGAATATATGAATTCAACAAAAAGCCGAAGATTTAAAAAGGTGGTATCAAAACTAATAGCGGCAAAGCCCAATCTGACATATAAGCAGATTCTCTTTAAAGCGAAACAGATGATATCTGGAACATAAGAGGAGATTAGCCTCCTACAAAAACGTTTGAAGAACCAGTAGCAGCAGCACCTCCACAAGATACTGCATCGCCAACTCGCCTTTGTGGCCTATAATTGGTAAATACTGATCCAGAACCAGCTGCACCAACAGCACCGTGAGGAGGACATACTCCACAACCGTGCGGTACATATGGATCACCGACCCTATGAGCTGGAGCTTTATTGATAAATACATTCGGTGATCCTCCACTAGTTGCCCGGCCCGGATAACATCCGTGACCAGTACATTTATCTGGCATATGTCTATGAGCTGCTGGCATTTCCTATAATCTCTCCTGTTGCGTAATCCATTGGTGGAAACTGATCAAAGAATGTCTCAAGAGCTTCGCCAATTTTTATACTCATCGTATTTTGGATTTCTTTCGTATAAGTATATATATCAGATCTAAATTCAATATCTGCAAGTGGATCATCTGGTTCGGTTATTTTTACGTCATATCTTATCTGAATATTGCGTGATTTAAATGTGCCTGGATCAATATTAATTTCAAATATAAATCGAGCCATTTGATCTTCAGAAGGAAGAGGTGGAGGCCATCCGTTTTTTCTAAGTTCTTCATTCGTAATAATATTCTTCCATGCGATGGAAGTATTAGGAAATAATCCAGCAGAAAATTTTCCACTATATGTACTTGAGAATGATATATTGTCATACGATATTGTATGATACGCAGATGAATAATAAACTCTCCCTTCATCAAGAGATATATCATAATATGCCATACCATTAGATATATTTTGATATGAAGATTCGAATGCACTTTGGTCTTGATATATACCTTTAAATACTATTGATGTTGGACTATATTGTCCACTGTAAGTGCTATTACTAAGCACATCATTGAATGAAGGAGCGACAGTCACTTCTCCTTCGCTTGGATTTACTGGATTACTAATAATCTCAAATCCCACCAATTCCTCCTCCTTTGTTGGATCAAGAATCAGTTGCCCAATCCAACCATATAATGTGTGTGAAAATTCTTGAAATGTGTCAGATCCTGATAAAGTTTTTGTGACATTTGCCATAAAAGGTATTTATATGGTTTACACACATAAGCCGTTTTGGTATAATAATATATGAAATCGCTTATCTTATTAAGCATCTAGTTTAGCAACTTGATCATACATTTTGTGATTTTTATAGAGAAAACTTATAAAAATACATAAGTTATTGGATATCAACGGGATACTATCTATGTACAATTATGCGATTTATGGTATAATTAATACTGTAACCAACCAATAAAGCTTATGAAAATTGAGAATGATATAAAAAATGGAGTTGAGGCTCTCATCGATGTCGCTAAGAAATCATATGAGAAATGGTCGAATGGTGGCGACACTATTCGATCTGAAATGTATGAACGTTATTGCGATCGAATCAAATACAATCCCGGTTCAAAATACATTAAGATTCTTTCTAGCGGTAGTGTCCACTCATTTGTGGTCAACACTGATAAAGACAAGAAATTCAAACGAGGCGATATTCTGAAAGCCGCCTCTTATAACGCTCCCGCTCGAAACTTCGCTCGAGGAAATGTTCTCGACGGTTCTCTTGAAAATGTTAGTTGGACTGGAGTTGTTTAAAATGAAAAATAATAACAACACAATATCCTATCCTTACGCTTACGGTTATCTTGATGGAAGGCTTAGAAGGTTCGCCGAATCATTCGAGATAAAGGCTCGAGCTTCTGGACATGAACTAGATTCATTCGCAATTGAATATTTAAAAGAGGAGCTTGAGAAACTAGTTGACAATGCTCACGCCAAGGGCATTGAACATTTTAACGAACATGGTTTTTAAGAACTCTAATATGAAATCGACTAAAAAAGATTGGCTACACTTCACAGCGGGATTTGTCACTGCTGTACTCATGGCACTCGCTGTATCAGACGCAACTGGAGCAACACACCAAGATATCGTTGCAACCACACTAATTCTTGAAGCTGGGGGTGAATATTCTGAGGGAGCGATGGAAGCTGTTCACGAAGTGATTTATAATAGATCGATTAAGAGGAATAAATCAATGTCTGAAGTCTGCCTTCAAAAATGGCAATTCTCTTGTTGGAACGATAAGGACATTGATCAGAATATCGCAAAGGCAAAGAAGCATCTACGATGGAGTAAGGCAATGAAGATTGTGAACACTTCTAAGATGACTAATTATACACACGGTGC